AAGCCCCTACGGTACAATTAAAAGAGAAAGAGAAAGAGAAAGAGAAAGAAGAATCTATTATAGTTCCTTTTCAGGAACGTGTAAATAAATTTTTGAATTGGTTTAATGCTGAATTTACAAAACACGGAAAACCTCAAACTAAATTTAGAACCTTAAACAACCAAACAGAAAATAATTTAAAAAAGTTATTGGATAAATACACTACTGATGAATGGAGTTTAGCTTTTGAAAATATGATTAACAATACATGGGTAATAGAAAATAAAAATGCAACACCCGATCATTTTTTAAGACTTGCTAATTTTGAAAAATACTTAAATCAAGTTAAATTACAAGAAACAAAAACAGCTAAAAACACATTTGCATGGAACAGATAGACGGATTTAAAATAACAGAAACTTCTGATGTTATAGGTAAGATATTTAAACACAGAGATAATTACCATAAAAAAGGAAAGTATCTTGGATTTGATAATATGGATAAGCATTATTCAATGAGTTTAGGAAACTGTACTGATTGGACTGGATTTCCTATGAGTGGTAAAACACAAGTATTAATGGAATGCTTAATGAATACTTCAAAGTTTTATGGTTGGAAGCATTTAGTATATTTTCCTGATGTTGGAAATAACATTGAAATATTAGCAGATTTATTACACAAAAAAACTGGAAAAAGTTTTGATCCTAATGCACAAAATACAATTACTGATGCTGAAATAACACGTGAAATGGATTGGGTATTGAATCATTTTAAAATATTAACACGAAAGGACACAAAAGGAAAAATTACACCTAAGCAATTTTGGGAATTTGCCGTTAAATTAAAAAGTGAAGACGAATTACATACAGCTTCAATAGATAGCTGGAAAGATATGAATCACGAATATGAAAAACATGGAGGTTATGCACAATATTTAGAATATATTTTACCTTTGAGAAATTATTTAGCAGAAGAAAACAACTTGCATTTTCACACAATTATACACCCTAAGTTGACTGAAAAGGAAAACGGAAAAAGAAACGCACCAACACCACATGATTTAAAAGGTGGTAGTGAATGGTTTAATTCAGGTAAATGTATGATTACAGTACACCGTGAAAATCCGAGTACAAACGAAGTGCAAATTTATTTCAATAAAATTAAACCACGATCTATTGGCGAAGTAGGGGAAATATTGTTACGGTTTGATAAAAGTAAATTTGTGTATTACGTTGACGAATGGCAAGGAAACCAAAGTTTTAATAAGTACGCAGAAGAAAGAATTGAATCAAATCAATTTCCTAAACAACCCGAACCAATAATAGATAAAGACGGACAATCAGCCTTAAATTGGGGTGGTGGTTTAATGTCAGCAAGTGAAAAGATTAGATTAGCAAACGAAAATCCATTTTAATATGAGCCTTGAAATGTTGAAAAGAAAGTCAGGAATGAACACGCTTTATTGGAGATTAAAGTATAGCCTTGACGAAATACAAGAGAAACACCCTGAACGATTGGACATAATTGGTCCAATGGAAGAAAGCATGAAAGAAGTAGCTGCGGTAGTTGAATATTTAACGCATTGTGAAAAGGTTTATCAAGCTACGGAAAGACGAAGCCACAGATTAGAATTAGAAAACTTACAACTTAAACAAGAAAACAGAAGTTTAAGCGAACATTTAAAAACCTTAATTAGTGGTGAGATATGAAGAAATATAGAATACTTAATTTATACGCTTGTTTAGGTGGTAATCGTTATAAGTGGGATGAGGTTGCAGACAACTTAGAAATAACAGCTGTTGAACTTGACCCGGAAGCAGCACGTTTATACAAAGAACGTTTTCCGAATGACAAAGTAATTATAGCAGACGCACACCAATATTTATTAGACCATTACAAAGAGTTTGATTTTATTTGGAGTTCGCCACCGTGTCCAACTCATTCAAAAGTTCGATTTACTCAAAAGAATCAAGATTTTTATAAACCTGAATATCCAAATATGATGTTATATCAAGAAATTATTTTTCTTAAACACCATTTTGAAGGTAAATATTGTATTGAAAATGTAAATCCGTATTACGAGCCATTAATACCAGCTCAAAAAAGAGGAAGGCATTTGTATTGGACAAATTTTAATTTACCAAATAATATAAACGAAAGAAAATGTTCAATTATGGGAGGAAAAGATGAAGTTACTCAATGGTGTGAATTTCACGATTATGATTTTAGAAAATATAAAGGAACTCAAAGGATTGACAAAATGTCGCGTAACTTAGTAGATTATGAAGCAGGGAAAACAATACTTGAAACGGCTTTGAATATATTTAGAAAGTCAGATGTAAATCAATTATCAATACTTGACGAACTATGAAAACACGAAAATGCAAGTACTGTAAAGCACAATTCCAACCATACACAACACTACAAAAGAACTGTTTTGAACCTGATTGTGTAACAGCATGGATACAAGAAACAAAAGATAAAAATTGGAAAAGGAAAAAGGCTAAGTTAAAATTAGACCTAATGACAATTCAGGACTACATTAAATTAGCTCAGCAAGTATTCAACAAGTGGATAAATCTACGAGATAAAGGATTACCTTGTATAAGCTGCGGAAAGCCAATTAACGGACGTGTAAACGCTTCGCATTACTTTAATGCTAACAACCATTGGAGTGTTCGTTTTAATGAATTTAACGTCCACAGCAGTTGCATTACGTGCAACCAATATTTGAGTGGTAATTTAATCGAATACAGAAGTAGATTAATTAACAAAATAGGAATTGAACAATTAACACTTTTGGAGCTGGAGGCTAATAAAACACGAAAGTTTACAATAGAAGAATTAAAGCAAATAATTAACACCTATAAACTAAAGATTAAACAACATGAATTATAAATACATTTCAAAGATTTATGTAAAGCACCCTAAAATGGAGTACACATATTTTATCATAAAAGCACCTAAGACTAAAAAATATCTTAAGTGTTTTCGTAAAGAAAAAGATGCTATTGAATATTTACACCAATACGCAAAGGAAAATAATATTAACGAATTTAATTTATTAAAATGATTACAGGATTTGAAACATATACACATGAGTTGACTAATGAAGAACTTGAAATTTTACCTTTGGTAATGCACGGATTTAGACACTACAAAAAGACGAACCCAATAAAGGCAGAGTTGATCGTATCTCGAATGAATGTATTTCTACAAGAAAACGAATATAAAATAAGGCTAACGCAACCACGTTTAAGAAAGTTAGTAAACTACATTCGTTCAAATGGATTATTACCGTTAATAGCTACTTCACACGGCTATTTCACAAGCGATTGTAAACAAACTATTCAGGAACAAATTCAAAGCCTTCAGGAACGCGCAAATTCAATTGAACGATGCGCACAAGGTTTAAAGAAATTTTTGTAGTTTTTTTTAAAAGCTATTGTTATATTAAAAATTAATATTAAATTTGTAAAAATTAAACAAAGTTATATGAAACATTTATTGAAATCGCTGGCAGCGTTCCAGCAAGAAGTGAAAGTAATTCACAAAGCGACACAAGGGTACGGGTATTCCTACGCTGATTTACCTAAAATTTTCGATGAAATTAACCCGTTACTACAAAAACACGGATTAGGATTTACGCAATTAATAAACACTAAAGAAGGAGTTAATTATTTAGCTACGGTAGTATTTCATGTAGAAAGCGGTGAACAAATAGAAAGTAACTGCATGATACCTTATGTACAACTAAAAGGAATGAATGATTTTCAAAGTTTCGGTTCGGGCGTTACGTATTTTCGTAGATATTGTTTGAGTTCGATGTTAGGTTTAGTGACGGACAAAGATACGGATGCTTCAGGTGAACAGATTAAACCAAAGAAACCAAAGATTGAAAACGATAGGCTTATGAAAGCTATTGCAGCGGTTAAGGCTGGTAATTATGAATTGGCTGATATACCGTTAAACTTTGATTTAACTGACGAACAAATAGAAATGCTTGGGAAAATATGAAAAGGCAAGATATAACAGAATTACAGGGAAAAACATTATTGTATATCCGTGTAGATAGAGAATTAGATGAGATTTTATTTACTTGTAGCGATGGAACTCAATATAAAATGTATCACGAAGAAGATTGTTGTGAAAGTGTTTATATTGAAGATATTAACGGAGATTTAACTGATTTAATAGGTTACCCTATTTTAATAGCTGAGGACATAAATAACGATGAGTTTGTAAAAAACTTTGAAGAATCTTTTAAATTAAAAGAAGGAAAAAACCCCGACTATGAATGGAACTATATAAATGAGCTTGGAGAAAGTAAACCCGAATCTTATAGTTGGACTTTTTACAAATTAGCAACTATCAAAGGTTATGTAGATATTCGTTGGTATGGCGCAAGTAATGGTTATTATTCTGAATCAGTAGATTTTGTTAAGTTATGAAAGTACGTTGTTCACAAATCGGTAAAATAATGACGAACCCCCGTACAAAGGGGGAACGTCTTTCGCTAACTACTAAAAGCTACATTTTAGAATTAGCTATTGAAGAAAAATACGGAATACACAAAGAGTTCTGGAGTAGATACACGGACAAAGGAAACGAAGTAGAACCCGAAGCGATTAAATTAACTGAAAGTGTTTTAGACGTAGGCTTTATTTACAAGAATGAAGAACAATTTTCTAATGACTGGGTAACAGGAAAGCCTGATGTAAACACGGACGTATTAATAGATGTTAAAAGTTCTTGGGATGCGTTTACATTTTTTGACAAGGTAATAGAAAACGAACTAAATAACAAAGATTATTACTACCAGCTTCAGGGTTATATGTGGTTAACTGACAAACAAGAGGCTTTATTATGCTATTGTTTGATTGATACGCCTAAACAAATTGTTGACGATGAAGTTAGAAGGGAACACTGGAAACAAAATGTAATAGGAGAAAGCGACGATATAAGAGCTTTTGTAGAAGATAAACACACTTTCATGCACATACCTAAGGAAAAGCGCGTTAAAACGCACGTAGTAAAGCGAGACGAAGATGTTATCGAAGCTATTAAAACACGAATTGAAGAATGTAGAGAATATTATAACAACTTAATTAAATTAATATGATAGATTTAGCAGAATTTTTTGAAAGCGTTATTGATAAATACGGAGAATCAAGAGCTAAAATGATTGAATATAAATTAAAATATGAATCTTTAGAAAGTAAAATTCAAGTTTTAGAAAATCAATTAACAAGTGCAAAGGTTCAAATTCAACTATTAAATGAAACAATAAGCGAATACGAGTGTGAAAAATTTAAAGATTAATGTTATGAATCCAGAAGTTAACCAAGAAATACAAGACTTAAAAAAAGAACTAAAAGAAATAAAGCAATTAATAGAAGCTTTAACTGCGGTAACTGATGAAGGCGGTACGGTGAATGGAGATTCTTTAATAATTAAAATGTTAAAAATAAAAATAAATAAAAAGTAAAATGGAAAATTTAGCAAGGGTTTTATTAGTTCCTATGGACTACGACGAAAGACGAGAAAGAGTTGTTGAAGCAATTATTACGTATTTAAATTATGATGCGGTTTCAGATGAAAGATGGCACAGTCCGTTTGACGATGAAGATAGACAAGCAAGAGTGCGTAAAGATGCTGAAAAAATAGCGGATATAACATTAGAGTATTATAAAGTAGAATTAAAATAAAAAGTAAAATGGAACAAAAAAACTACGGTAGTCTATCTACCAACAAATTTAAAAAACAAGATTCACACCCTGACTTTAAAGGTAACATAACAATCAATGGCGTAAAGTTGGAATTAGCTGGTTGGAAAAAACAAGGCGATAAC